TGCATCGCAGCGGCCTGAGCACGTTGCTGCACAGGCGTCAGAACATCCACTCGCTCGTTGGGTGATGCACGAAAAGCTACGGCCTGACTGTCCACACCGCCACCGCCACCAACCATGAAGGAGGCGCCCGTAGCGTTACCGGGCAGTGGTAGTCCAAACGCCGTGCTGATGCCCTTGATGAGCTGCATGCGGAGTAGTGCCCCGATGATCTCGGTGATACTGTCGACCGCTGCGGATGCGAACTCCTTGAACAGAACCTTCCCGCCGCTCGTGAAGTTGTGGAGCTGGTCGAATCCGGCGTCAAACACTGCCGTGATACTGTCCCCAAGGATCTGCTGGCTTTGAGACACCTCATTGAGCGTACCCTTCAGCCCCTTCAGCGCCTTGGCATACTGCTCGGCCGTGAGGTGGGGCTTGATCGCATCGAGCGCCTCCTTGTTCTTCACATACTCCCTGTCTGGCCCCAGGATCTGCTCCAGCAGCTCCGCCTGACGGGCGAGCGCCTGGTTCTCAGCGATCAGGCCCTCGACCATCTCGCGATCGGGTGTGGTCAGCTCCTTGCCCTGCTTGAACAGAGCATTCTCCAGCGCGATGATCTCCGCGCGACGCTCGCGCGCATCACCACTCAGCTTGAGTAGCTCAGCTTCCTGAGCCAGCCCTGAAATCGCATCCCGTAGTGCATCCGCCGCTGGCTTGCCCTCTGGTACTACAGCAGCAGCCCCAGCAGTCTGCCCGACACCCTCCCCACCAGCACGTCCTGCCTTGAACGCGGCCTCTCCCTGTAGCTTAGCGAAGCGATCCTCGATGTTGGTGAGAAAGCCAGTCAGGTCAGACTTAGCCATACCATCGGCAAGCTGAGAGCCAAGCTGAGAGCCTGCGATCGCAGCGGCCGTACTGTCAAACTGAAACAGCTCCAGCTCAGACAGCTCACTCTTGCCTACCGCCGTACGGATCGCATTCAGACCCTTGATGAAACCGTTAATCAGTCCCTGGACCAACCCAATCGCGACGTTGACCGCTTCCAGCAACACCTGCGTGAAGCCACCAATAACATCACCCCAGTTATCGTCCACGAACTTGAAAAAGTTGCCGAAGATGAAGCCGAGTCCGTCAATGAGCTGCGCCGCAGAGCGAAGCAGTTCGAGCGCCCCCAGCCCAATGAGCTTGAACGCATTCAACGCGATCCCCGGAAGAGACTCGAAGAACGGCTGGAATGGTGCGAGCACCGCCATCAGCTCTTGGAACACGGCCGTGCCAACGTCGGCGATGAAGTCGATCGGAGTCTTGAGCTTCTCCAAGGCCACAGACAGCGCAAGGATCCCCTGGGCTAGTGCAGTGCTGGCACCACGCCCCTGATCGAACTCACCGACCAGCTTCAGGAACGCATTGTTCAGCAGTGTGACCGCCTGTCCAACGGTGATGACGGTCTTCTCATACTCATCGTTCAGGAAGTCAGCATTCTTCTTGAACGCATCCAGCACGACCTGGGCAGTGATCTTGCCTTCCTTACCCAGATCACGGAGAGCACCACGAGTGATCCCCAAACTAGAGGCGATTGTGTCCGCCACGAACGGCAGGTTCTCCAGAACCGAGATCAGCTCATCACCACGCAGCGCACCCGAGGCAATACCCTGGGCGAGCTGACGCAGACCACCCTTGGCTTCGGACGCGGCCGAGCCACCAATGATGACGGCCTTGTTGACCAGCTCAGTGAACTCAAGGATCTCCTTCTGGGACCGCCCCAGCTCCTTCGCAGACAGCGCAAACTTCGAGAATGAGTTCGCAGTTTCTTCGAACGAGCTTCGTGTACGCTTCGCAATCTCGAACAGCTCGTCAGTCACAGCCCCGAGATTCTCGGTGCCTGTCGTCACGATCTTCAGCTTGTTCTGAAGCACGGTGAATGTGTCAGCCAGGCCGATGAGCTGCTTGATCACAGCGGCTGCCGCCAAGGCCCCGAGAGCCTTCTTGAGGAGCGAAAGAGCGCCCCCGGTAGCCTTGGCGGACTTTCCTACACTCTCGATGTTACGCTTGACAACGAGCGCACCACTCTCATCAATCTTGATAGATAGACGTTCTGTAGCCATCACACACCATCCAGCAGCCGAGCATCACCAAGCTGCTTCTCTGCTGCTCGGACCGCGTCTGCGGTCATGCCCTTCGGAGCCTGCGCCGAGCTTCCAGCGTCCAGTTCACCGATGTAGGGCACGTTGTTCGTGATGAAGATGCCACCCCTGCCCAGCTTGTACTCCAAGATCGTGGTGCGGCCCTTCTCCAGCGCCTCGTTCGTAGCCTGCCCCTTCACTCCTTGCTTGCCCTTGCCGCCCTTTGGCCCAAGAGCAGCCACTGGTGTGCCAGCACCGGGCGCCCCCACAGTGACGATCCAGTTCGCGCGAGCACGGCCTGTATCGACCGGCGTCTTCAGGACAGCGGTCTGATCCGCTGCAATAGCAGCACGCTTGACGATCTTGAGCGTGTTGCGCTCCACCGCCTTCGCGATCAGGTCCATGCGCCTTTTGAACTGCCCTGTTGTCCGACTGGTGGCGATGACTTCTTCCCCTTGTCGTGGTAGTCCAAGAATGCGTTGTCCATCACCCTGATAAGGTAGAACAAGTCCTCTTCCTGGGCCTCATCCAACTCAAAGGTGACTGCATAGTCACGAATTGAGGTCCACGGGATCTGCCCAGCAGCCCAGCCCGTGGACCGACAAGTGTTCAACTCCCAGAACGCATCGTAGTACAGCTCCAGGCCCATGACGAGCCGAGGGGCGTTCGCAATCCTGTCAGGGAGGGGCGAACGCTCCCGCATGCACTGTTTGATGATGCGTTGTTCGACTGGTGCCTGTTGCAGGGTGTACAACAGACACTCAATCAGTTTCCCGCCGCTTCCTCCCTCAGACTGGATCGGTAGAGGGCGATTGAAGATGCGTCGGCTTGGATTGAGTCGAACAGGTCTGGTAGCTCACGGAAGATGGCGAGGATGTTCTCCTCACTCATCGGCTTCACTCCGCCTTCGCCGTCGTCGATACCGTCGATGAACTCATCGTTGATCTTGGTCTGCCACCCAGTGATGACCGAGCGGGCATAGACCTGACGAAGGATGTCGATCGCTAGGTCGTTATCCATCAAGTCAAGTTGCATCGCGCGACGATGGGGCCTTCCAATCTCTTCGAGCGTGCGCTGGTACTTCTTGTTGGCGCCGCCAGCTCGTGCCGCACGGACCTTGAACTCACCGAAATCAAGCCAGACGCCCTCGCGCTCAGTCTTGGCATCGGTTCCGAACATGGATCGGATACTCATCTTGCTCCTCCTCTGGTCACTTCTTCTTGATGCCCAGCGCGCGTGCGCTGGTCTTCTTCATCTTGCCAGTCTTCGGGTCTTTGATCAGTGGGGCCTTCCCCGCCTGGACCCGAGCCTTATTCGCTCGCTTCCGAGCTGCTAGCGCCTTCAGCGCCCTGCGTCGTCCTGGGGTGCTCATGGCGCCTCCCAAAGAGTGCACGCTGTTGAGCCTTCTTGGCTTCAGTGTGCGTGTCGAACGTACCGATGGTGCCCCCGGTCGGGGACACCACTCGATACTTGTCAGCTACACGGATGATCATCCCGCCGCTGTTGGCAGGTAGTCGAAGAACGACATGAATAGCGTGTGGTTCAGGGTGGAGGCCACCTTGGCACCAGTCGCCGCTTCGCTCGTGATCGGCAGAGTGATCGGCGCATCCTGCTCCACGTTGGGGCGTCCATCCCCGAGCGTGAGCAGAGGCAGGTCGATCGCGATTCCCACATTGTCCTTCACCAGAGCGATGGCCAACGTGATGTCACTGTTGTCCCGCACCGCCTGGATCGCGCTGACGTTGCCGAAGTAGGCAGTCAGCTCCCCACTCACGGCGAACGTACCAGCAGTGACCTCGAAGGCACCGAGCGTTCCGACTGCCTTGTTGGGAGACACGTTGTTGTTGATGCCGATCGTGAGGTCTGTCACGAACGCGAACAGGGCAGTGGGGGCCTCGTCCGAGCTGCTCGCGATAGCCATCTTGATCAGCGGCACATCTGAGCTGGTGTTGTAGGCGTCAGCCTCCACCAGAGCGGGACGTGTGCCCGCCTTGAGCGCCACCGGCCCAGCGATCGTCTCGTTGTCCGCGCCCACGAAGCTGAGATCGGCCGTTGCCTTGTCAGCGGTGGGCACATTCAGCGTGAACTCGCTTGGGACGGCGCCTGTGATGTACTCTGCCTGGATCTCCGAGGTCAGGGCATCGTCGGGAGCACCCAGCGAGCGTTCGAGCTGGTAGGTGCGACGCACCTGGCTCGCCTGGTCGTCCTCGTTCTTCAGCACTCGGCCGTAGAAGATCTGGACGGTCTCGCCACCACTCAGCGACTCAGCGACCATCGTCGACACGCTCTTGTCGATCGTGAGCGCGGTCGCACTGGTCGCGCGGCATCGCTTCCATCCATTGTTCGCGGCCGTTGCGAAGCCATTGCCTGCGACATCCGCACCGATGTAGAACGGCTCACCAGGCAGCAGGGGCAGCGTGGTGAAGTCGAACGCAACATCGGACGTGATCGTGGGCAGTGTGCCAGTCACGACATTGAGGTCATCTGCGGCAAACTGATGCCCAACGGTCGTCATCGTTGCCGTAGAGGCGGGCGATGCGTCCGTGGTCAAATTCTCCACGGTCGTGATTACGTTGTTCGTGAGGCTGGACACGGTCTTGAGCCCGTCGTTCGCAGCATCGTTGTTACCTGCCAGGAACAGAAGGTCTCCGGCGAGCCAGGTCAGGCCGTTGCCGTAGGTCACAGTCACTGTAAGGGCATCGTCACCAGAGCCAGTGAGGGCTACGGTAGCGGCACCAGCGCCAGTGTCTGTGTGCGTCCTACCCTGCGAAAGCAGGCCCACGGTCGCCACAACACCGCCAGCTTCGGTAAGGACAGTCCATGTGGACAGGATCGTCGCGTTCGCGTCCGTCACGGAGAATGTGTCGCCGACCGCATAGCCAGTCCCACCAGCCACTACGGCAGCAGTCACACCCACTCGACTGTCGACCGTGATCTCGTCGGCGGTCGTGTCGATGTCGGTAATCAAGAAGTCTTCGTCGACCCCCAGCAGGCCACTACCCTGAGCACTCCGGTTCGCCCCCACGTCCTGACGCCGACGGAAGTTGGCGAACATGAAGCCTTGGAGCATGTCCTGAAGGTTGGTCTGCGTGATGTCCGTGTTGAGCCCGCCGCTGGAGTCGAGATCGGTCACGACACCCTTCTTGCGCTGGCGTCCAGAGTTGATCGGGTTACGGGCGACCGTGGTCACCTGTCCGCCGAAGTCGCTGTAGGAGTTCGGCTCCATCGGATACCAGATCTCATTGCCGGAGACTGTCTTGTACGAGTCCTCCACGGCGTAGCGTAGGCCCGTCGAATTGGAGTCGATCTTATTGAGCTGGGTCATTTCGATCCTCGCTTATCGGATTTCGTCGTACTCAAAGTCGGCGAGCACGTTGGTTTGGAACCACTGGCCGTCTTGGCCAATCTCTTGTGGTCGTACATTATGGAAGATCACTCTTCCAGGCGAGGTCGTCACGCCCTCGAAAGCATTCTTGGAGATAGTCGCCAAATCATCAGCCAGTGAGCCGCCCTTCCCATAGAGGGTGAAGATCTGCACTGTGACGACACCGAATCGGCGGAAACGTCGCGCTCCCACCTCGTTACTGAGAGTAACCTTCTCTCCGTCCTGATGCCGCACCGTGAGCCTACACCAGGGCGTATCAGGGGTGTCGACATAGGCCACATCCCAATACCTGATAGGATACTCATCAGAGGCGTCCGCCGCGAGCCAGGCCGTACGGAAGGTCGTCTTGATCTCATCCTTGGCCTGTTTGATCGTCGCGGTCATCACGCCACCTCGAAAGCGTACAGGAGCCGCTCAGTGCCGGGCTGGAGCAGTTCTGTGCGCATGATCTGCCAGATCTTGTCTCCATCCACGATCTCATGGAAGCCCTCCAGATCCTCGCCACCATCGTTCGCCGCAGCGAACAGGATCACGGCATTGTCCGTACTCATACCCTCCAGCACGCTCCGCGTGATCGACCAGCCCACACCCTCACGGAGGTGATCTGTCACAAACGCCCCCACCCCTGTAACAGAGGCCAGCACCGGGCGCGTGTCGGCCCGCCACGGCGTCTGATCGTCCGAGCTGGGGCTGTTCCCGAGCTTGCGCACGGTCACGGATCGACCAGCGCCGTCAATCAGCGTCTTTGTTGTGGTGCGAAGTGCAGCATAGTCAACCACGGGCCAAGTCCCTCGATGTTGCGGAGATCAGGATCTCTTCCATCCACAGGTCCGCCACGGGATACTCCCTGACCGACTGAATGAAGTTGCCAGAGCTGGTCATCGGCTTGTTCGAATTGGCGGCGGAATATTGGCGCTCAGTCTCGATTGGCCCCACCGCGTCCTTCGAGCGCACAAGCATGCCTGTTCCAGTGCTGACCGTCCCCGTCGCCGGGTCCACGGTCGGAAAGGGGGTGTCAGGCAGCGGTGTCAGGGTCGAGAGCTGAAGATCGAGCAGGGTGTACTCTGAATGGGCATACAGCAGCGGATTTGGCAGCGGATCCAGCTCGAACTGGTCATCATCGAACGCGCTCAGGCGAGGCCACTCACGGCCTTGCGCCTTCGAACGCTTGTAGCCACGGTAGCGACGCCCGAACCGCTTGTCCATATAGTCGGTCGCGCGCACGGCGGACGCCTGGATCTCGGCGTCTGTGTATGGCACGGCCGCGATATCGAGCCCACGGTCGGTGAAGTACGACTTGATGTCTGCGATGGCCTGGTACGAGTTCGCTAGTGCAACCCCTGTGCCATCCTCTACTGTGAACGCCATGATCGCCTCCTAGACGATGAATGCGGCTGGTGCTGCCAGGACGACCTGCGTCGCTTCTGTCGAGATGAAGGCGTCCCCACACGCCATGCGGATACGGAGCCTCCATGTACCGACCTTGAAGAACTCAACACTACGGTAATACCACGTCGCACTGTTGGCCAACTGGTTGTTGGTCTGTCCCACAATGAAGCGTACCGGCTTCGTGTTGGTCGAGATGTCCACACTTCCCCAGGTGCTCGTGAATGGATCAAAATACTGCCATGTGATCACGGACGGGTCTGGACAAGGTACACCCGGAAAAGTAGGCTGATTCCAGCGCCCATCGAATGACCTAGCAGCAGCTCCGATACGGTAAATGGCGCTGTTCGGGTAATTTTTCAGGATTGCTGTTTCTGAAAAATTACACGAGCATCCAGCCATTAGCGCACCACCAATGCATCAGTCCGGTTCTCGAACGTACTGAAATCAACCACCTGGCTGTCGATATCCTCCCCCCTGTCCCGCTGTTCTAGCACGACATTCTCCATCAACACCGTGACCCATGCCTCAGTAAAGGCGAGCACCTCCTCCCGCGTTGGCGTGGCATCCCGCTGGCGGCCAATTTCTTCGTCCCAGATATAATAGAAATAGGCTGCCATCGTATCGATGAGCCTCTGTTGCCAGGCACGGCCTCCAGCAAGGATCTCACGCAAAGAGAACTTGGTCTTGCCAAACTCTTGGATGATCCACCAGTCGGTCCAATCCTCTCGCGTCAGCTCTTGACGATCACGTACCTTCAGCGGCATCCTAGTCCTCCGTATAGATGATCGTGATCGAGATTTCTGTTGGAGACCCGTCTGTAGTTCCTTGCACATAGGTGATGAAGCTGTCTGCTGGGATTGTGGGGTCAGAAAAGGAGATGAGATCATCACCTGGAGTTGCCGCCGTGCTGGTCCGAGCAACGATAGTGTTGGTCGTACCGTGCGCGGCCGTGTCGTGGTACAGAGTCCAGTCAATGTCGGTCCCGCCCGTTCGGACCGCACGGATCTCTGTGATCGTGATCGCTCGGTCCGTGAAGAACACCGTAATGTCCTCGCCCGCGCCAGGGCTCTGGATCGTGAGCGTACGGGTCGTCATTCCGAGCGAGGCCGCAGCCATCAGATCCCAGTCAGCGTGCGGGGGCTCTGCCGTCGTACTGACCGCTGTACAAACATACGACGATCCACCGTTTTCGACAGCCTGGTTCTGAGTATATGTGCCCGCGCTCCACGGCCCCTGCCAAGTGATGTCGCCTGTCGGCCCGGCCGGTCCCACAGGCCCCTGCGCCCCGAGCGCCTCCAACTTGACGACAGTTAGACCAGAGAACCCTGCCGTGGTGTCGATAGATTCGGTTGTCCCTTGCGCACGCAGGCGAACCTTGTCACCGGCAGTGCATGCGAACGCGATCGAGCCGTGGGCAGTACCCATATCCTCGGTCGTGACACGCAGATATGCCGACGCATCCGAGCCCACTACGTCCACATAGCCCCCGCCCGTGTCCAGCTCCAGGCGACAAACGAAGCCGGAGCGTGTACCAGCGGCGAGCTGTCCACCGACTCGATACAGGAATAGGTAGTTGCCACTCTCGCCGATCGTGACCACATTCGTTGCGAGCGTGAAGATAGCCCCCACATTCAGCTTCGTAGTGGTAAGATTGACCGTCGTTTCAGTCGTGGTGATGGTCTGTCCTGCGTTATCGTAGAACGAGCCCACAGAGATGTCTCCGCCCAGGTTGGCTAGTGCCTGGTCGATCCCATAGAGGTGTGCGGTCAGATTATCGACACTGTCCGCCTCAGTGGGCGTCGTGGCGGGCGTGTAGTTGGTCGGGTTCCAATCCACGTCGAGCTTGTCACCGTCGATCTCATCACCGCCACCTGTGATGTGCGACGATGCGTGAGAGCTTGGTGTTCGGGCGTCAGTCAGTCGAGTATCGTCACCCTTGACCACTTCACCAACAGCGGCGTCACCAGCGGCCGGTACGTCGAGCGCGGCAGCGGTTCCGCTGTCGGTCACGTCGGAGAGTGTATGGGTGTGCGCAGCGTCGGCCAGACCTGCCTCGGCTGGGGTCTGGTTGATGAACTCCCCAGATCCAGTGTCGTACGCTAGCAGCTCATTATCGGCCGGTGTCGTGATTGTCACGTCCGTCAGATCATTGATCGCGGACGCACCACCACCACCGACACCAGCGCCGAGCGTGACATTGTATGTGGGGCCTGAGCTGACGGTCACACCGTATGATGTGCCTCCGAACGTCAGGTTGTAGGAGACTGTTCCGACAGAGATGGAAGGCATATCACGCCTCCCTGATCGTTACCTGGGCCTCTACGACGAGCTGCCCTCGGCCGATGGTCGCTGGGGCACCACCAACCACGATCTGTAGGTCTTGCTCGTACGTTCCTGGCAGAACCGGCCCAGAGGCGAGTTCGAGCGTGAACGTGATGGTGTCGGTCGTTCCGCCGCCTGAGTCGCTCTTCGTGAAGTCAACGGCATCGAGCGATAGCACGGCGCTGCCATCAACATCATCAGTGCTGCTCTTCGCAGTATAGAAGAAGTTCCATGTAGTGATGTCCTGCGGAGTCACACCATCGGCCTGGGTGAAGGTCATGGTGATGGTGCGGTCGTCCCCCTCGGTGATGATCTCATTGAACGGGAAGTGAATGTTCTCGGACATTGATCAACCTCGGGGTGAGGGGGAAGACCGGCCTTCCCCCTCGGTTCCGGCGTGAGCCGGGATTAGGCGATACTCTCGGTCTTGCCACGGTCATGGAGGACGATCACATCCGTGTCGGTCGTCATCACACCACCAGTAGGCGCGCCCAGGAGCTGCACCGTGTCGAAGTACCCATCAGGGATCGCGATACCAGCGGCCTGGATCGCGGTCTCTGCATCCACGATTGTGTCAGCGGAGCTTCCACCATCGTCAGCGTTGACAATGGCACCGATGACGCGGTTGACGAGCTGCTTGTTCGGCTGATGCGAATTCGCGATCGTCACCAGATAGAGTGCTGCGGCCAATGTGGCCCTCCTTGGTTCAGGTTACGACTTCGCAGTCGGACCCTTGATGCCGCCCGTTGTGGAGCGACGCTGTTCTCCGACCGACACCCTGGTCGACTGGAGATTCTTCATTGATGGACCCTGTCGGTCCATCGCTCCCTGCGCGACCAGCTTACTGGCCTTGTCTTGCAGCTTCACGTTCGCCTCCACTGAATCTCGCGTCCGCCATCTCCTTGGTGACCATGCCACCAGTGATCTTGGCGAGCGCGTCGACTCGCGGAGAGCCATCGGCCTTCCATTGCGAGTCATCGTCTGGGTCGAGCTGGGTCAACGCCTGCCCAAGCGGGTCTTCCCCGACGATGGGCCGATGAAGCCCGGCGTCGCTGTGTCCGTCCCCGAAGGAAATACTCCCCTCGGACCCGGACGTGCTGCTAGTTGCTCCGTCGCTGGCGTCTGCGGGTGCTTCGCCAGTGCCGTGCTCTTCCGACTGAACGTCAGCAGTGCCCGGAACTTCCGCCCCACTCCGTTCGGCGTCAGCCGCCTCATCGTGACTTGGGCCATAGGGCACCACCTTCCAGCATCGAGAGTAGTAGAGGAAGGCACCATCGTCGATGATGCCTACCCCATTCACGAATTGCGTACCGTTCAGCCGAACGGTCTGCCCCTCTCTGGGACCAGTGAGCTGAACACGCATGTCAAACCTCCGCGAGGACTTCGGGGGTCACTTCCGTGTCCGCTACGAGAGCGAGCACGAGAGCAGCAGCAGCGATGCCCCCCTCCGTGTGGGCGCCAGTGAAGAGGGCCGAGAGGTCCATCTTCGTGTTCCCACTTGGAGGAGTGACCGTCACAAGGAAGGTCGCATCACCAATACCGTCCGCGATGGACGAGAGTGTCAGGTTCGGAGGCGTGTACGAGGCGTTCGCGATGTCGGCCGTCGCGTTGAGTGCGGTCACGAGGAGCGCAGCCGTCGCATCGAGGTCGGTCACGCCAACAACACTCACGGTCACAGGATCGACAGTCTGAGCGGCACCACCTTCGATGGTGATCGACCAGACATATCCCGTCATTGCGGTCGCATCGTCGAGAGTTCCCCCTGTGAGCGTCGTCGCCGTGGCGTCGGCCCACGAGGAGTCGCCGTTGAAGTGGGAGGCAGCGAATGTCTTCGCGTCTGCGGCGTTGTTCGCCGAGACCACAAGGTTCTTCGCCTTCCAGTTCTTCGCGGCGTTGTTCTGAAGCAGAATGATAGACATTTGGATCTTCTCCTTGAAGATGAGTAGGGGCCGAAGCCCCTACTCAGTCAATTACGCGGGGATGATCCCGGTGGCTGTGGCGAGGGCGAGATCAGAGAAGAGGGCGAGCCCGGCGTACCACTTGACACGCCAGATGTGCTCATCCTTCGTCTCGGACTCACCAACGTCGACCACCTGAACGCCGGACGCCTTCGCGGCCGTCAGACCAGAGAGACCATTGCTGCGCGAACCGTCGTCGAGAGTACCGGCGAAGATCTGCGAGGCGACGGACGAGCTGCCCTGTGTCTGGGTGATCGGGATATAGTCGTTGCGGAAGATGGGAACACCGCTGTAGGCGGGCACCTCTGTGCCGCTCGGCAGCTCAACAACCTCCATGATGGCCGCTCCACCCAGGCCACGCAGCAGGCTGCGATAGGCGCGGAGTTCACGGTCGTTCATCTGGAAGTAGTCGACCTGACCGTCCTTGGCCGTTACGAGCGACATCAGCGCGTCCAGCTTCTCGAAGCTCATCACGTCTCCGTTCGCAGCGGTCGCAGCGACCGTCTGGCTGGCGGAAACGAGATTGATCAGCCCGTCGAACTGGTCTGCCGCGCCCGTACCGTTGATCAGCATGTGCTGATACAGACGGCCGCAGCTCTTCGCCTTGGAAGCGATCTGGATCGCAGCCTGGTCGTTGCCGTCACCGGAACGGGTGTTCTGGATCAGGCCATTGACCTCGGCATCACCGAGGATGCTGGTCAGACCACTGAACACGCTGGTGAACGTCGCAGCGTCCTTGCCCTCACCAGATCCGCCCGTCAGGGGGTTGGCGTCGTCTGTGCCGATCGTGTCGCCGGGTGCGGCCACACCAACGCCACCAAGGACGTTCTCACGGTTGTACTGAAGGGCATTGCCATCAATGCCGTCGAACTTGAGGACATCGAAGAACTTGTTCACAGTCACGATGTTTTCGATCACGCCAGAAACAAGCTGATCCTGCGATAGCTTGGCGGACTCGATGAGTGTCACGGAAGCCATTAGGCATACCTCCGAATTGGGTTTACACGAAATTCATGGTCAGCATCACGCTGGTGCTGGCGCCCGTGCATCCCGCTCGGAAAGCCTATGTAGTCGAGAAGATAGGGGCTTGCGCCCCCGTCCGCTACCTTCTGTCGAGTCCGGCCGCGATCTTGTCGACCGAAGACAGCTCGGCCTGCTGCTGGTGATGGGTGGTTGTGCCAGGCAGCTTGCCGCCACCGGGCTTCTTCTCGCTCTTGAACAAGGGACCGAACTTCTCCTGCCCCTTCATCTCCGCAACCAGCTCGGGAATGCTCATTGGCTTGCCCGTGGCGGTGCTGTAGCGAGGATCGCCGTCTGCGCCGAGGATGCGCACATCGAACCCACCGTTCTCTTCCACCACGCCGACCTGGGTCGATAGCATGGGGAGGATGAGGTCTGGATCGACAGCTCCGGCCTCACTCAAAGCCTTCACAGCTTCGGACGTGACCAGATGCTTGTAGAGCTGCCCGCGCAGCGCCTCATTGACCTTGTCCTTGGCCGTGAGGTCGCTCGCATGCTTCTGCCCCATCTCCTCACGGATCTGGGCCACCTGCTGCTCCACGGCCGTGTTCTTGTTCTTGCCAGCATCGGCAATCTTCTGCGTGATGTTGGCCGCGATCTCCTCCACGGTCGAACCATAGTCAGAGAGCGCACTCAGATCGACCTTGTTGGCCTTGTTGTTGCGCGCCTCGGCACGAGATGCGACGAGAGCGCCATTCAGGCCCTTGATCGCACTCACTGCCGCCATCACGCCAGGATCGTCCGACCGCAGAGCGACCGTCCCGTCATCTGCTTGGGCATACAGCCCCTGGAAGTCCTTGGGCACCGCGTCCATGCTGGTCACTGGCTTGCTGAAATCAAACTCCACTGGAATCACTCCTTTCCGGCCTTCACGACCGTGAATGTACCGCTAGCATGCCGTTCCGCACGCTTCACGGCCTCCTCGTCTGCCGCTGGTGGCTCCTGCTTATTCAGGGCCTTCAGCTTCTTCTGTACCCAACTGTCCTGGGCCATCAGATCTCCTCCAACTCGATGATGCGTAGTCGACCCTCGTCGTAACTCTTGACTACACGATAGCTTGTACCCTTTCGAAGCACAACCTCGGCCTCAGCCTCGACAGCTTGGTCCATGATCATTTTACCGTTCGTCTGCTTCCTGATCCTCCACATCACCGGCTTGCCCTTGCCTGTACGAGAGTTCAGATTCGCGAAGTCCCACGCCTTGGTTGCCAGGACGCTCGCAGACTGGTCCGTATCGAACCTCACGATGCCCTTGGCGACGATGTCGTCCACCACATCGTCCGTAAGAGAAAGCCCGCGCCACACCTCACCATCATACACGGGCGCTCGCTTCAGGGCAGCCTCATAGGTGTCCAGGGCATTGATTTGGTCATCTGTGAAGGTGTCTGCAAGGTTAATACCGAGTCGACGTTGGTCCTGCATGTTCTGGAACAGGCTGGCATCGTCCGCCCACACATCAATGGCGTTCTTCTCCTCAGTGATCAGCCCACTGCTCCACTTGTCCTGCTTCTCCGGCGTCCACTTCTGCCCCTTCTGGCGGATGTCGCGCGGATACTCTTCCACGAGCGAGTCGATCGACACCAACTTGCCCCTCGTGTCGGCGATGGTGTGGATGGGCGCACCTCGACGAAGGAACTCTCCACGCTCTGGCCCGAGCAGCTCATCCTGCACCTTGGCTGGCTGGGAGCGGGCATACTTCTCGTCTGTGAAGAAACGATCACGATCAACCTTGAGCTTCTCAGCAGCCTTCTTCTCGGCAGCGAGCTTCTCAGCGCGAGCCTTCTCCTCAGCAGCCTTGCGCCTCGCATCGAAAGCGGCCTTGTCTGCGGCGGCCTTCCTGGCCTCAGCGGCCTTCTTCTCTGTACGCTTCTTGTCCTCAGCCAGGCGCTTCTTGGCGGCAGCCTCGGCCTTCTTCCTCTTGGCGATCACCTCCGCGCGAGCCTTCGCCTCAGCCTGCTCCTTCTTCTTGGCGGCCTTCTCTTTGGCGATACGCTTCTTCTCGGCAGCCTCCTTCGCCTTCTTCGTCCGAGCCTCTTCCTTGGCCTTCTTTTCGGCAGCGGCCTTCTTCTTGGCCTCACGCTTGGCCTTCGTCTCCTCCGCCTTCTTCTCACGAGCTTCCCTGGCCTTACGCTCCTGCTCGGCCTTGCGCTCCGCCGCAGCGTCGCGCGCTTCCTTCTTCTGTGCGGCCTGCTCCTCACGCAGTCGCTTCGCGTCGGCCTCGTGCTTCTCCGCAGCCTTGCGCGCATCCTCCTCACGCTTGCGTGCAGTAGCTGCGCGCTGCTCCGCACGCTTCGCCTTCGCGTCCACATCACGGGCCTTCGTGATCTCACGGTCTGCTGTGCTCGCCTTGCTTGCCGGTGGTGTCTTCTCCTTGAGCTGGGTCACAGTCAGCTCATTGCCGCTACGATCGACGAACTGATCCATCTCCAGGCCCTCGCGGAACTTCTTCGCCTTGGTCGGCCCAAGCACCTCGTTCTGGAACGCTTCGTCCTGTCGTCGCAGCCACTCATCGTATGTGGTCTCTCCAGGCACATGTCCTACGCGCTCCTTCGCCCAGTCGCGTCGGACATCACGGATCGCCTCGTTGCGCTCCTCCCGACTCATTCCCTTCCAATCATCGCCCGCCTTGGCCCGCGCGTCCTTGCGGAAGTCGTGCTCCCTCTGCCGC